GAAAATCAACGCACCTCGATTGGATCGATGGTTGAGATCGGCTGGGCGGACATGTTGCAGAAGCCCGTAGTCGTCATCCGGTCAGACAAGGAGATGGCGCACGATCATCCTTTTGTTGAACATCTGGCAGGATGGACGGTGGACAGCATCGAAGAGGCGGCTGCTGTAATCAATGTTCTTTTTGACGAGGTATAGATGGTTACGGAAGAGAAGGCTCTGAGGTATAATAAACGAAAGGCGCGATTTGATTTACTGCCGCCCGAGGCACTGTATGCGCTGGCCGAGCACTACGGTAAAGGTGCCGAAAAGTATGCCGAGCGAAACTGGGAAAAGGGGACAGAGTGGAATGTCCCCTATGCGTCCATGATGCGTCACATCATGGCGTGGCAAGCGGGTGAAGATCACGATCCAGAGAACGGCACGCACCACATGATCTCGGCCGCATGGAACGCTATCGCAATCTACACTTATTATATGCGTGAGATCGGCACAGATGACCGGCCTCTAGCGGAGCCTATTGCTTCTGTGCTGCACGAATCTTCTGCCGGAGCGTTCCGTAGTCCGCAATCATCCGAGAAAGAGCCGAACAGTCAGGGGTGACGACATCGCGGGGACAAGCGTGTTGCAGCTTGTCCAGTTCGTCGGCCGCTTTTGATTGAATGTCCTTGCTGTACTCGACGAGCGGCGGCGTCACGATGACAGGCTCGCCCTTCTCCGATGTTAAATAGTCGAAATACGCACCAGCAACCGACGCGGTTGCGCCAACCCCACTAGAAATCGCCGTCACGCATCCGCTTAACGGCATCATCAGAAGACATGTCATCAACGCTGTCCATACGGCTACGCGCCTCAGAGACGGCTTTGAGGTTTTTATTTTTAACATAGTAATAGGCACAACCCCCGGCTGCCACGGCGACCAAACAGATAATGAGAACACTCATCACGCGTCTGGTTTACCTTTTTCAGACATCATAATGCCGACGACAGCGGCTACTGACGTGATGCCCATGACGATGTGAGACCACATCTCTTCACCGATATTGACGCCGACCATAGCGAGGATGGATGCAATGGCAGCGTAGCTACTGGGTTCCTTGGCGCGGGCCAAGATCATAGTGAATACGGGGTTCATTGGACGTACCTACGATAGTTAGACATAAATTCGTGAACCGTCGCTTTTCCAAGCGGGGTGTTGTAGTGTTTCTTGTAATAGCGTGCGAGACCGAGGAGGTCGTCCGCACGGGACGGCATTTTTTCCGGCACCATCCAGTAGCGAAGGCGGCACAGAGCGACACCAAATCGCAGATCGTAGATTAGGCGTTCCGACACCATGTTTATGGTGGTGTTGTCCCAGTCTATTGTGCGAGGCGGCACGATCTGGACGGCTTCTTCAAATCGCTGCCTGATGTCCGAGCGAATTTTGAGATATCGAAATAGGATGTCCTCGGCTGTTGCTGGCTCAACCTGGAACATTCCAAGGGCCGGGCCGCCGCCAAGCTGCTTGATGTAGGTGAACCCGCTTTCCTGAGCCGCTGTCCCCATGATGAGGTTCTCGGCGACGGGTGAGTACATCTTGAGGTCTTGCAGAACTGGCCGCACGATCTCTTCTCGAAACTGATTTATGTCGATGGTCACCAGCCAGACGCCTTCCAACCGTTGTTGTTACGGGACACCCAGCCGTTTGTGGATTTGCTGCGGCGCTTGGTTTGCTCGCCTGCTATGGCGTCTACGGTGCCTTCTCGAATGGCGCGGACACCACCGAGGACAGGGACACGGCTTGCAAGTTCGCGGACAGCCTGCCGCTCTTTATAGTTGGATGGCTTCTGATCTGTGATGCCAGCGAACACGTTAAGAGCGGACGGGATGTGGCCGAAGGTCGGGCCGAAGATGTTGGAGAGGACACGAACCTGTCCCCATGCTCCGTTATCGGCTTGAGCAGCGGTGTTATACATCAGCTCCGCGATAAGACCGAGGCCGCCAAGCTGGAGCATTCCTTCGAGATACCAGCCGAGGAATTCGTCAGCCGGGGCGTCCCCGAACGGTGTTGATATTTTGCCGCGCACTTTGCTCTCGAAGCCAAAGTTAGCAGCTAGTTTCTCGAATGTGCGCTCGCGGAACTCTGGGCTGCGTTCGTCGCTGCCGCCACGCGACTGGATGAGGTCTTTAAGGCCCAGTGTCCCCGTACCCATTGCCGGGGCTGCGGTCATCATGAAGAAGAGCGGCTTGATGTCCCCGTCCTTACCGGCTGTGCGGACGTAGGTGTAAGCATCCTCCATGATGTTGCGTGACAGGCGGCCCATCATCAGTGGGAATGACTTGAGATGGAACATCAGTTCGCCGACCGGCGTTTGTGCCCAGAGAGGGATGTCGTTTCTGTTCGGTGCAAAAATTGTTTCGCCTGCGAACTTGACTAGAGCCTCCGAAACCTTTGGGTCGTTCAAAGCCTCTGGACTGTCGAGCGAGATTGGCGCGTTAGGATCGCCGTACTCGGACAGGCCGTAGTGCTCCAATCGTTTCTTAGCCATTCGGAATGCACGATTTGGTCGTCCCGCTCGCTTGTGCATGACACGAGCTTCTGCACGTAGGAACTCAAGCGCCACCGATCCTGCGACATTTCGCATGACGTTTGTCCACGGCGTGAGGCCAGTGGCGTTGAAGAAGGCTGTGCTGAATTTGCCGCTTTGCGATCCGTATAGGTTGGCGAGGTGGCCGTGCAGGATGTTGCCCATCGTCATGCCTGAGTTCTTCATGGCATCACGATGGTTGGGATCGGTCGCGTAGCGGGCGAGACCTTTTGCCCATGATCCAAACTGGCCGGAGCGAAGCAGCGGGAGGACAACGTCTGTGGTCGAGGTCAGCGTCGTAAACCCGAGATACATGATGTTGCCGAGCGCTTTCGCGTTCTTGGAGAATGCGTACATTCCGGCGTTGCCCGGAGCTGGCTTGTTGTTCATGAGACGGAACGTCTGCTCCATGAACTCGATCTCGCTCTGGTGCATTCCCTGACGGCGGCCGCCAAAGTCTTTGAGGGCCTGCTTGATGGCCTCGCTACGCTTCTGCCAAGAGCTACCGGCGTCGGGTTTGAGGTCGTCGAGCAGGCGGGCAACGTCATCGTGCTTGCCTTGGCGAGCCAGCGCGATCAGTTCCGAGGACATTTGCGCGGCAGCTTGCTCGTTCGGGAACGGCTTGCGGGCCAAGATGACCTGCTCGCCCACCGTCTGCGGCCCTTCTTCTCCGATGACAGAGTTGCGGATCGTGATGACCTTGTCCGTGGACAGGAGTTTGGTCAGTGCGTCAGGGCCGTGGGCTGCAAGAGCAAGATAGTCCTTGAACCCGTGCATGTTTACGCCGAAGCGCTCAGTCAGCATGATGCGGCGTTCAGACGCGAGATGGTATTTGCCGATGATCGTCTCAGGATCGTTGACGAGAAATTCTTCGATGTCGTTGAGTTCGTTTTCGTAGATCAGCTTGCCGTCTGCATCCACCTTGTGAAGCTGGATGAGACGGTTGTGATCGATGTGGTCGGCGTTCTCGCCTGCCGTCTCTGCCCGTGGCGGCATGTAGACGCCTTCGTCGTCGGTCAGCTTTTTGAAGACGCGAGATGCAATGGCTTCTGCTTCGTCTTCTGTAATCGGGCGGCCCGCAAGGTCGCCCTCGCGCTTGAAGTATTTACCCATAGCGCTGATGAAGCCGTCTTTTTTGCGGGCAATCATGTCTACGTCGTAGACCTGCGGGAAATAGTTCGGACCTACGTCACCCACGATGATGCCTGCGCCCCTCATGCGAAGCATCGTTTGCTCGAACGCACCTTTCAATGCGTCGTATGCAACTTTCTGTTCGGGGGACAGGCTGCTCGGGTCGCCCCTGCGGATCGCGGACACGATCTCTGCATGTGCGGGGATCGGTTTCTTGAAAGGGTTGGTATTTCTAACGAAGCGTTTGGCCGCGTTGTTTGCACCCGGCAGGTCGTTCAGCACCTTGTAGATCGGCATGAGAGTACGAGCTGTCGCCACGTCTAGTTTCTCGAACATGCCTGCGCCGCTGTTTGGCTGTAAGAAGTCGGCGATCCAGTGTGCGCCGCTGTCACGCAGGCGGCGGGCGTTGGTGCGGATTTGCGGCAGCATCTGTTTAAAGAGCGGCTGCGCGTCTGCATCGTCAGGGATGCGTCCCGCTAGCATTTGCTGCATTGCTTTAGATACGGAGGCTGGGTGACCTGATTCTTCGATAGCTGACGCCCAAGTTGTCCCCGCCCCCCGGTAGTCAGGCATACCCGTCGTTTCCATCGCACCGTTCATGACGCCTGCTGATGGGAAAAACTCTGGTGCTTCTATGTTAGACTTATAGAGGTAAGGTTCGTCGCCATCGAAGTTTTCGGCGTCAATATGTTTCACATTGTTGCTGTCGAACACGACCAGCGTGTCGTGCGAGACAGGCACCAAGTTGTCGGATTTGTTGGTTGTCTCCGTGTAAATGGAGTCGTAACCCAAGCGACGGAGAATTTCATTGAAGTCGTTTCGCGTCACGCCGCTGGCTTCTGTTTCTCCGGCAAGGCGAGCTAGGAGATTGATGACGCCGTCCATTTCGACAGCTTCACCTCGGAAGTTTGTTGCGGTCCCTCCGTAGAAATCATCACCAGAAAATGTTTCTGGCAGACGGGCGTAGAAGCTGTCGACGGCGTCGACATCGATGCCGGGTGTGTTTGCCACCTCGTCGATGATGTCTAGGATTTCTTGGTCGTCTTTCGCGTAGATTGAGTTGCTGTGAGCGTTGAAGGATTTTTGAGCGCTTACCACTACCGGGAGGACATCAGGCGACACGCGTGTGCCGGTAAGCGCCTCAAGCTCATCGTCGATGAATTCGAGCAGATCGGCTCGTCCCTCAAGGTCGGCCTTGAGGTCTTGTATTACCTCCTTGTTGACGCCCATTTGGATGTCGCCTGCATCACCGAGCATGTCCAGCGGGGACACGTTGCGCTCTTGAGTGACGATCATCTCGTTGAGGTATCGGATGTCCTCAACCATTGTCATGCGCTGCTCGATCAGCTCATCGACGCCTTTGATTTCGTCGGCGTTAAACATTTGTCGCAATGCGCCCAATGTCGGCCGGTTAGCGTACACCTCTTGCACGATGTTTGGGTTTGTTGAGAGGTAGATGCCGTCACCTTGCTGGCCGGTTTCAGACGGCTTGAGGATCGGGTTCTTGTCGGCACCAAGCGCGATGCCGTTCGGGGTTGCGTGGTAGAACGCACGCGGCGATCCGTCAGCGTGTTTACCGTGTCCCCGGATGAAACGATGCATCGCCGCAGCGCGTCCAATAGACATCTTTTCGACGGCCTGCTTGAAGTAATCCGCCGCGACACTGGCTGGCGCAGTGCGGCTGTGGAAGAACATGTCATGCACCGACTTCTCTGGTGCCATGCCCGCGAACATGTCGCCGTAGTGTGTGAGGAGCGAGAGCTTGTTGCGGGCCTGTGGGCCGGTGATGAGGCCGTTCAGAACGTAAGCTACTTGTTCGCGCACGGCTGCTGCAAAAACCTGATTTTGCATTGACGCGTTTTCTGGAAGACCTTCGATTATGCTTCGCTCAACCTCATCAAAGTCCGCAAACGTGGCCCTTGCCGTGTCAGACACGGCAGGCGACCGAACCACCATATTGATGATGTCGTCGATCACGCCGTCAGCGACGTTTTCACCGGCATTCATCCGCTGGATAGACGATGCGAGACGTCGCATTTCTTTTTGGAGTTTACGGATTGTGTCCCCGGACGGTGTGCTGTTAGGAGCTGTTCCGGATAGGTCGCCTAAAATGTTTCCGATGTTTTCATCTGAGATGACATTCAAGTCTTCGGGGCTTCCGTGGACGTTGAGGCCAGACAGGTTGAACAAGCGATAGGTCACGGTCTTCATGACGCTGTCGGTCTCAGCGTCCCGGTGCGTCATCTGCTCCAGAATGTTGCGCAGTTGAGAGCGAGCGGCAGGGAACGGATTGGTGTCCGAAGTGGTTCCGGTTGTGTCCTCGACCTCGCGAGATATAGCACCACGGACTTCGGGCTGGGTCGCTTTTTTGACAGCGTAGCTGGGCACTTTGCCGTCGCTGCGGCGTGCCAGCTCCGCGAGAGCTTGAGCTGATTGCTTGGCTGTGCCGTTTTGCACAAGTTCTGTGAGGTCGTTTATCCCCATACGTCCGATTGCCTTGCTAATCTTGACGCCTGAGACCTCCGGCTCCGCAGCCGCCATGCGTTTGATTTCTTTTGCAAGGCGACTGCGCTCAGTAGATGACGGCTCCATCGAGTTGTACTTTTCAGCCAACTCTCGTGCCGACATGGCGCGTGGGGACTTAGCCGCGTCGTCCGGTGTGGATCGTACCTCGGGTTTCTTTTTGCTGCTGGCCTCTTCGAGAGCTTTATTTTCTTTGCGCTGACGCCGCGCCTTTGCTTTGCCCTTTGCTTTGCGAACTTGCGGCGGCTCGTATGGCTGATAGCGAGTAAACGGATTGCGCAAGCCATCGATATTTTTCTTCTCCATTCCGAAGAAAACTTGTGAAAGATCGCGCTGTGCTAACCGGAATTCTTCATCGAGCCGGTTGAGGACATCGAGAATTTCAACAGAGTTTACGACCCCTCCGGTGTATTCGGCGGGAATGTCGGAGACGCTGAAGCCGCTGTCTTCGAGTTCGCCGAACGCTTCGTTGGCACCGTCGAAAAAGTCGTATCCTTCCTCGAATGAGTCGAACTCATCGTAATCGTAGTTGTCGGCGTCTTTGAAGAGGCTTGCGTCTTCGAAGGACTCTTTGTCTTGGGTGACTTCAAAGCCGCGCATGGCGAGGGCACGAAGGCGGCCACCACTTTTGGATCGGCGGATCGAGCCGTCGGCTGCCTTGAAGGTGCGTTTGGTAAGCATTTTGAGGCGTGACAGGCCGAGTGCTTCACGAGCCATATCGTTGGCGACTTCACGCATCCGCATTGGGTCTTGGGATTCGATGGCGTCGTGAATGGTGCGTCGGGCGTCATCGAGCTGGAACAGCTTTCCTGCTGCCAACTGGCCGCCGGGGGTGGCCGCCTGTTTGACGATGTCCTCGGAGGGCAGATCGATCTCGCCTTGGTACTCGTCGGGAAGGATTTTGCGGAACAGCATGTCGAGTTCTGGGTCGACGATTGGTGATTTGGTAATAAAGAAATCAATCGCAGCGCGTATGATCTCGGATACACGTTGCATGAGCGTTTCGATCTCGGGCGACTTGTTGCCCATAACCCATTGTTCAAATGAGTTCGCGAAAAACTCTTGTGGGCTTAGGTCGTAATTACCCGCCGCCCCTGTGTTGCTGATGTACAAATCGCCGACTATTTCTTGCGGCGTTTCACCGCCGTCCATGCGGCCTTTGATGTGGTTTAGAAAGGTTATTCGGTCGTCTGGTGTCAGGACGTTTATGTACGACCAGTGAGCGACCTCGTGATACAGTTTTGCGACAGGAGGTGTCACGTTGAAGTAAGCACCGCCCGGACGAAGTTCTACTTCATTCGTTTCGAGGTTGAATGCGCCTTGCTCCTGCGCTTGGTCAGGACTTTTCTGTAAAATTTTAGGCGCTTCATTACGGTTTCCGCCGAGGCGACGCAGGAAATCCCGCGCACTTACGGCGTCTTCTGTAGAGACACCTGAGAAAATATTTTCTACGTTCTTAATCGCGGTCTGACGGTCGGCATTTGGCAGACGGTACACGATGTTCTGATCGGCCAGCGCTTTTTCGACAGTGATGATGTCTTCGATGATTGGGCCGAGGTCGTCAAAATCTTTCCATTTAACGCCGTGAAGGAACATCAAAAATTTGTGCGCGTCTCCGACGGTGACGTCTCCGCCGGGGCTAGTGTTGAGTTTGGGTATCACAACCCGTGCGTTTTGTATGTCGTTTAGGAATGGCGGCAGTTCGCGCTTTGTCGCGGAGGCGCGTTCTGGGCGCGGCGCTGCTACATCGATTGGCTGTGCGTTCTCTGCCGCGCTTATGCTTTTTGATCGAGTGCCTGCGGGCACGGTTACGAGTTCAAAGTTGTCGGGTGACTTTTTGCCGAGCACCTTTGCGAGAGCCTCGCCGTATGATCCCGTATCTGCGATTTGTCGCGCACTGGGAAGGCGGACTTCACTTGTGTCTTCAAGAAGGCGAACCGCGAGTATTTCACCTTCTGGTATGTTCACGGCGTTAGCCGCATTTATGAATTCGTCCGACGACGATGGTGCGTTTCGCGGTTGCTCGGCTGGCGCTGTTACCTCTGGCTCTGGATCAGGTTTTTTCTGATCGAGGCCTGCTCGGGCGAGGAACTCTTCAAGGGTCAGTTCGCCGTTTTTGTAAGCGACGGCCAGCTCGGGGACAGAGGTTGGCTCTGTGATGTCTGGCTCGGGTGGCGCTTCTTTGACGTATTCCGGTTTTGCCGGTTCGGGCTGCTCCGGGTCGGGCTTGGCATTGATTGGTTTGACCGGCGCGATGCGGCCGGAAGCGAGGCCGTCGCGGTCTTTCTCCATGTTGACGCGGTGGCGGTATGCCCGCTTGTGTACGGGGTCATAGACGCCTTCTTCGCCGCGCTTCAGCGGTGCGCCATCGACGACGCGCGTTCGGGCTGTTGCCGTGAATGGACGGGCAGAAAAATCGATGTCGGCGATCTCACCGGACGCGATCTTCTCGTCGATCTTTTCGGCGGTGAGGCCTCGCATCTGGGTGGCGCGGCGGCTTTCTTGGAACTCAAGATCGGCGACGATTTCACCTAAAGATGGAAAGCGTGCCTTCGCTCCCGTTTTGCCGGTATCGAGCTGGCCGAGGACGCCTTGTTTGTCCGATCTGCGGAGGAAGCCTTGCACGCGGCCTGCGCGTTGCTGTCCCCCGATGTTTTCGGGTGTGGCCGGGCCGCTGGAGATAGCGCGTTCTACCGTGCGCCCAGCGACGACGGGCATGGTGTCGTCGATCCTGCCGAGCGGGCTGGACGTGTCTGTGGCCGTGCGGCGGCGGCGGATGATGTCCTCGACGAGGTCGTCGGATGAGTTGCGGAGGCGCAACTCGACAAATGCTTCCGGTGCGTCGGGGAACTCTTTGACGATCTGCCTGCGCATATTTGCCATGCGACGGGTGAATTCGGTTTGCTCAAGCTCCGAGAGTTCTGTTTCCGGATCGAAAAGACTTTGCTGTTTGTCGGACGATTTAAATTGTTTGTAGAGACGACGCGCTATGTCCTTGCGGTCGATGTTGTCATCGAAACGCTTGAGCTGCGGCATGTCCTCGATCAGACGCTCGATGAACACTTCATCAAGTATGAGATCGGGGCTGGCGTCATAGATTGCTTCAAGCTCCGACACAAAGTCGGATTCGACTTGGTTAACGGTGCGTGCAACCTGAGCGGCGAGCTGCTGGCGTTCGGCTTTGGGTAGCTTTTTGCCGCCTGCGGCGGCGTTGATGACCCTTCGGGCCTGTGTGACGGTGCCGATCTTGTCAGCGATAGCCTGCTGGCTTTCTTTGATGAGCGGTGCGGCCTCATCTACGTCTAGCTCGTCGAGCGCTCGCTGGGCATTTGCGCGGGCGGCGGCGTCCAGCACTTCACCGCCAACGTCTGCCGGATCAACGTCAATAGCTTTTAAGCGCTCTGCCGCCTGTTCGGCTGTGGCGTCGCCTCTTTCCACGTCATCGATGATGTCTTCGGTAGTTTCGGCACGTCGCTCTAATCCGGGCAGTTGTATCCGGCCTGCCTGAGATATCGTAATAGTGCCGTCGGGCGATTGTGTGCCAGAAGCTGCGCGGGCAACGCCGAAGTTGTCCCCACCGTCGATTTCAAAGGAGCCTCTGTAGAACTCCTGACCAACCATGCCGTCGTTGGCAATGAACATTGCAGCATCACGCTGCTGCTTTTTGCCGGGATACACGGAATAGTTTCCGTTGCCGGTCGGGACACCCCAAAACTCTGCATTTTCAAAGTCTGCGCTTTCGTCGGGGACGTACTGGTTGTTTTCGGTCCTGCGGAGCGCAATGGCATTGTTGGTTTCTTGCCATTCCGGCGCTTCCATCTCGCCTGCCAAGACCCGACCATACGATGGATCGGTTGTGGCCGCAGTCTCACCGCGTCGGTCGAGGAACGGCGGGATGTCCAGATCGGCCTCTTCAAGGTCGTCGGCCAACAATTCCCGTAGATCATCCGCATCAGCAAGGACAGGTTCAGGAACTGCGTCGGATTCCTCGCGTTTGGCAGCGATCTTGTTGACAACATCCTCTGGTGTGTCGGTCGGCTCGATTTCAACGCCAACCTTGCGAGCGGCGGCACGCATAGCGTTTGAAATAAAAGCGGGCATACCCGCGCGTGCGCCTTCCACGATTTCATCGATTGGATCGGGGACAGCCTCCGGGGCAGCAGGCGCTTCTTCGGGTGCGGGGACAGTGTCCTCGGCTTCGGGGACACGCTGGACGTCGGCCGCAGCCTGGTCAGCTTGGAATAAATCTAGCTGATCCTCGTCAACCGCTGTCCTCGTCTCGATGTCTTCGAGCGTGAGACCTGATATATCAGCTTGCTCTTCTTCCAGCGCTTGTAACGCTCGTTCGCCCTTTTTGATCTCGGCGGGGTCTGGGCTGGCGAGCTGCTGCTCGACGGCTGCCATTCGTTCGTCGAGGGTCGACCGTTTGATTTGAAGCGAGCGAGCAGCGGTGAGAGCTTTAGTAATGGCGGATGTGTCCTCACCATCGCGGCGGGCACGAGCAAGCTGTGCTCGGAGCTGCTGTATGCGGAGATCGAGGATATTGTCGATCTCTTGCTCTTGATCTGGCTCTACACGCGGCGCGTCTGGAAAGAGATCGCCCGCACCCCGCTGTCGCGCTGCTAAGGCGTCCGCTTCCTGCTGTGCCGCCGCTTGAATGGATGCGGCCTCTTCTTCCGCCACCAGACGTTCTGCCGCTATCTCGGCTTCGGCATCACGGATACCTTGCGCTCGGCCAACGGTTGCGCCACCCACGGCACCAAATGCGCCACCGAGAACGCCGCCACCGACAGCGCCAAGCGCTGCCGCCGTTCCGGTGCGACCAACGTCGTATTCGTTTTGAAGGCCCAGCTTCATGTCGCGAGCCTGTGTGGCCGCGTCGAAAGCGGCTTCGATAGGCGCGTTGACGACGGCTTCTGAGATTGCACCTCGTTTGGCACCGGCTAGAGCAGATCGGGCGAGGACGGTTCCTGATTTCAAGCCTGCTTTGATGCCTGCCTTGGCGACCTCACGGGCGGCGATGCCGCCGAAGCCGAAGCCGATATAGTTGACGGGGTCGGTCAGCGTCGAGCCGACGATGGTGTCTGCGGCTTGACCAAAGCGGCCAAGGTCGTCGCGGAAGAATAATGGAGATTTGTCGTAGACAGCCTGCAAGCGCTTCATACGCTCGCGGCCTTCGGTGTCTGCGCTGTAGGCCGCGTATACGTCTTCGCCGAGACTGACGGAGTTCAGATCGGATTTAAGACGGTCACGGAAGAACGTGTCGATCAGCTTGTCAGGATCGTTTGTTCCGGCCTCTTGGCCGTAATGCGTCCGCAGGTCTTCGAGGAACTGCGGGTTGTTTTTGATCTCGTTGTAATCGAGAGATGTGTAAGCGTTTGGTGAGACGGGCGCTTGCGTTGGTGCGGGGATGTCACGCCAACTATCAGTAAACAGCTTCACTTCGGTACTCCAGTTTCCGCATGTGTATGATGCGAAATTACTGGGGTATTGGGGTGGCGGTCGTCCTAGTCAGCGGTGTCTATGTCTTGATACTGCTGTCTAGCGTATGCCTCCAGCGCGTCGAGCTTCACGACATCCGTTACAGGGTTTAGTCCAGAAGCCCGAGCGAGCGCTTGCCTTAGACCCACAAGATTCCGACTGGCGCGTCCGGTTCCCATCTGGGTGCCTAACATGGTCAACGCATTTGCGATTACTGCATCCGCTGCGTTTTTGTTGATGGTTGGTGTTGGGGTGCGGCTGCCCGGTGCTGAACTAACTGTGACCGGGCTCGCTGCTTGCGCTTGTGGCATAGCTGTTGTGGTGGCTGGAGCTGGCGCTGGCGTTGCGGTTGTAGCAGGCGTCCCCTTCACGTTAGCCTGCATGTCTATCAATCGGGCTTCGAGACTGTTGACCGTGTCTTTGATTTGATTGACTACGGCTGGGTCGAAGCCCGAGGTGACATTGAAGCCGGGGAGGGACAACGCCTCTCTTAACTGCTGGATGCGGTTTGCTTGCATCCGGTATGCTTGCTGGATTTGTGCATCTGGCGTGGTGGGTGCGGCGTTTACTATGTCGGCAAGTTCGTTCGTCACCTTTTGGATGTTCTGTTGAACACCGTCGATGTAGCTGCCTGGATCGGATTGAATTGCGCCTGTGTCGTCGATCCGAGCGGTCATGACGCTAGGCGCGGTTTCGATGCCGAGACCTGCCTGCATGACAATATCTATGCGTCGTGCGAGCCGCCCACTCTTTTGTTCGAATGCCTCTTTGATCGATGTGATGCTTCCAAGGTCGGCCTGCTCCACAGCTATTTTTGCTATTTCAGCGATCTGGGTTTCTGTCACAGCGAAAATTTCGGCTATGGCTTGGACATTGTTAGTGACGATTTCTTTTTCATCGTCACTCAACCCTGCGTCTTCTGCTAAAGCGCTCGCTTGACTTACGCCTGTTAGCTTCAATTGAGAGGCCGCCTGTTCTTGGGCTTGGTTCGTTAGCTCGCGAGCGGTTTTTACTCGGGATAGGCGCTGTTTTTCAGCTTCGCTGGCCATCGTTATTTTGTTGGTTAATTCGGTCTGGCTTTCGCGAAACATTTGGCTACTTCTGGCCAAATCTGCTTGCGCTTGGGCAATCTGGAGACGCTTATCTTTGCGGCCTTCCTCAGCCTTGAGGCGGGCGTTTTCTAATTGATTTCTCTCTGCGACTGCGATGGCAAACGGCACTATGTTTGTGGGAAGGCCTGCTTTTCTGACCTGTTCGGGGGTCAGGTTCCCAAACATTTCGATTGCGGCTTTTGCCTCTTGGAGTTTCGCCAACTCGCGTGTACTGCGTAAGTCACTGAGGCTGAACCCTGCTGGGTAATTTTTATCGAAATCTTTTTGTAACGCTTCCGGTAAAATTTTTCGCACGCTCGCAAGAAGCTCTTGGTCGGATTTTCCCGTTTTGCTTGGGTTGGCGAAGCGATCACCCAAATCGCTGTCGATGGCTTTTAACAAGGCCTCGCTAATCATGCCCTGCCTTTTTTGAAGCTGGTCAAGGCGGGTCATTTCTTCGGCTTCTTTGCGTACTTGGGCAGCGGCTTCGTTGCGTTCGATTTGCTTTGCGATAGATGCGTCGTCAGGCAGAGCGGCCAGCAGATAGTTTGATCCATCCGAAAGCATTTCGCGCCGACCGAATAACTCTTTTCGGGTTGCCTCTGGGTTGTTGCGCACGAATGCGTCATAGGCCTCGATGGCTTTAGCGCGACGACCACGCGCACGCTCATCGCTTTCGCGCATACCCTCTGAAATGTTACCGGCGAAACGGAATATGCTCATTCCTAAGTTCCTATCTTTGCTGCGAGGCCGCAGCTATCGTGCCCAAATTGTACCCAGCTTTTAGACGCTCATCGACTTTACGCTCGCGGAGCAGGTCGGCGAGGCTGGCACCGAAGCCGCTGGCGGCATCGGCAGCTTCGCTGGCTGCTGCGGTGGCGGCCCCGGTTACTGCCCTGTTCGCGCCGCCCATTGCGTTAAGGCCGGTTTGGTTGTTTACGAGGCGTGTTTCAGCCGCGATCTGTGGTTGGAGGACGCCCGCTATTTCGTTAAGAGCGAAGGATCGGCGGCCTTGTTCCATTTCTTGTCCGGTCGACGCCAGCCCGAGCAGTGACTGATATTCTTTGATTGCGTCCTGCCGTGCCTTGAGTGTGGCGTCCCGGTTCACGTCAGCGGCCGTTTCCATCAGGCGGCGGCGCGTGTCCTCGCCGGGTGTGCCGCTTGCTACGCCACGTCGCAGGTCTTGTGCGAATAGCTGGGATGATGCGCGGTCGAGTGCTTGGTTTGCGTCCCGCTGCGCAGCCGCAAGGTATTCGGCCTGCAAGGAGTCGAGGAGGTTCTGATTGAAGAACCCTGTTCCACCCGGATCGAAAGGACCGAGCGCTTGTTGAGCAGCGGACATGCTGGTGCCGAGGTTGGCGGTTTGTTGTAGCAGTCCGCTTCGGATGCCTTCGTTGATAGCCTGTTCGCGGGCCGCCATGTCGAGGTATGCACCTGTGACAGCATCCGCCGCTGCCTGAGCGCGGTTGGCG